GTGTTTTATGAAAATGGACGGGACAAAATCAAGCCAGCGTCCCGGACAGTCGAGAGCGGCCGATGTCACAATATTTTTGAGGACATGGCTAACATAGATGAAATAATATCCTACACACCCGCAGAGTTGCGAGTGGGGAAGGAGACGTATGTGTCTCTATACGCATACGATCCGACAGCGGGCAAGCTGCGGAGGAAACGTTACAAATTGAATCATATCAAATCTGCAGCCGAGCGCAAGCGATATGGACGCGACCTTTGTGTGCGACTGAACGAGCTGCTTCGAAATGGATGGAATCCTTTCCTCGAGGTGGAATCTGTCAAAGGGTATGCAAAGTTCGAAGAGGCAGTAACAGACTGGATCCGCCGGCAGCAACGTATGCTGAAGGATGATGTGATAAGAGAGGCAACATACGTAGAATACGAATCAAAGGTTCGGAACCTATTGCGCTACAACTCTAAGCGGAAGTTACCGATTACGTATGTCTATCAAATGGATGCGCGATTCTTGTCTGAATTCTTAGAGCATATTTATATAGACAGGGGAAATACGGCAAAGACTTATAACAACTACCTGCGCGTGATCAGCGTAATGTGTAAGTATTTCCTCGAGCGAGGATACCTGAACAACGACCCGTCAGTTAAGATAAAAACGATCAGCAAAAATAAGCTGCCGCCAAAAGAACGCAACCAGATAAGCGCCTCGGCACTCAAGTGCATATATGAGTATTTGGTCGCTCGAAACAAACATTACCTGTTAGCTTGCTATTTGGAGTATTACTGCTTTATACGGCCGAAGGAGTTGAGCATGCTGCGCGTAGGCGATTTATTCTACAAAGACCGTGTGATAGTCATACGTCGTGAGGTCGCGAAGAACAGGAAGGAGCAATTCTCGACAATGCCGGATGCGGTACTGAAGCTGATGCTTGAGCTGGAAATACACAAGCATCCAAGTTGCTACTATATTTTCTCGGATGGATTCGCTCCAGGCCCGACACAGCGCAGCGAGAAAAAGTTCCGAGATGAATGGATAAAAATGCGACGGGCACTGATGTTGCCAGAGTCGTACCAGTTCTACTCGTTGAAAGATTCTGGCGTTACAGACATGTTAGATAAAAACGTCCCGACCATCGCCGTGCGTGACCAGGCGCGCCACTCAAGTGTAGCGATAACGGAGATATACGCACAAAAGAGGAGGCTTCAAGCGAATGCGGATATAAAAAACTTCGAGGGGGAGTTTTAATGTTTTTCTACTCCGCCGTTGAAATTTTCCCGTCCAACCGTCCAACCGTCCAACAAAAAAGCCCCATGCCGAAGCTCTCAGTCGGCATGGGGCGGAGGTGTGATAAGGGCGGAGAGTTACCGCCCGAGAGCTAAAGTTTGTCGGCGGCGCGGCGGATACGATCGGAGAGGTCGCACAGTGCTCCTCGGAGCTGCTCCTTCTCGGCATCATTAAAGCCGGAGGGTTTGCCATTTCCATCGACGCCATCCATTTTGTGGTATAGCCATGATGCGGACTTACCGAAATAGCGGTGAGCAATGCCCCTCCATGAGATATCGACCAGTATGTCTTGCATCTGATCTTTTACTCGCTTTTCTTGTATTACCTGTACTGTTTCCATATTTCTTTTTTGGGGATTTGCCCCTCCCACCGAGGCGGGAGGGGTCGGTTCTTAAAAAACTTCGATCAGCTCGTCAAATAGTTGTGATGCATAGTACAACAACTGTGGGTGACCGTTTGGATAACTCTTTCTGTAGTTTCTAATCGCTCGGATGAGCTCTTCTTCTTTTTCTGTTAGTTTCATACTCACTTGTTTTTTATCACACCACAAATATAGTACGAATTTTCGTACTGTACAAGTTTTTCAGCATTTTTTTGATGGGTGTGAAAAATTTATTTGAAGAAATCCATCTGGGCCAGCTCTTGAGCATTGCGCACCTTATCGATTCGTATATACCGAAAGAATGCCTGCTCTGTTTTGTGACCGGTGATAAGCATAATGCGCGCTGGCAGAATGCCGGCAAGGTATGCGTTCGTAGCGAAAGTCCTCCGCGCTGTATGACTTGACACAAGAGCGTATCGGGGTATTGATTTACGATATGTTTTAGCCCCCTTTCTGTACTCGCAAAACACTTTGTCGGTAATACCGGCGCGCTTGCACAACGTCTTGACACGCTTATTGTAATTGGTCTGCGAGTCTGTGTATCGAACAGCACCTCCATGCTGTCGTACAATCTCTCGAGCACGGCGACGTAGCGGTATCACAACCTTTACAGACGTCTTTTTAGTCTTGATGGATAGGGTGTCATTGTTTATGTTCTCGTCTCTGATTGCAATCAGGTCGGAATACCGAAGCCCCGTCTCGCACGCGAAAACAAAAAGGTCGCGTATGATCGCGGACTTTTTGTTGACCTTGAGCTTGTAAATACGCTCTACTTCTTCATCAGACAACGCTACAGTCGTAACCTCTTCTTCCCTGAGCCGGAAGTCCTCGTAGTCTCGACCAACCAGCATACCATCCTTCCGCATGCGGTTTACAGTTGCCACGATGGTTTGTGTAATCTTCACAACCGTGTTGTGTCTCAGATCGTAGTTAAGACGCATGTAATTAAAAAAGTTCTCGATACATATGTAATCAAAGTCCTTGCTCATCACGTGTTTGCCGATATAGGCCTCGTACTGTTCAAGGTAGTTGGCAGCATTGCGCATGCTCCCCTTGAGGGTTACCGAGCACCTCCTACACGCCAAGGAGGCGCGCAGGTAGGTGGTGATACGGGGGGACTTCATATATTTATTATGTTGTTTATTGTTTAGATTCGACTGGGAGGCGACGACCGTTGGGGGCTACGAGGTAAGGCCCATCTTGTTGGTCATCTGACAGCTCTGCTGTAAAATCTTTTTTCCCATATCCATATCCGTAATGAAAGTATGCCACGGCGATTGCTTCTTTCTTGTTCTGCTGCCATGTGTCGCACACAAACTCGCCTCTTACGTATACATTATAATGTTTTGTTGTAGCCATGATGTTTACTTGTTTATGCCCCCGCGCCGGGCGAGGGCGGTGGTTGTTAGAGGGTGGAAGTAGCTTTCAAGTCCGACTTCTTATAGTCGCAACCTTTCAAATACTGACTCATTACAATTTCTTTAGCTTCTTTCTGACTGCGAGCCATCACTAAATACGCAGTACCGAATGTCGTTGTCACTTTGAATTGCTTAATCGTTTTCATTGTTTTCTGTCTTTTGTTGATTTGTTTGTTACTTTTCCGTACTGCAAAGGTAACACAAAAATCAACTCCACCAAATTTTTCGGGCAAAAATTTCACTTTTATGTTACGAGCACCGCAAAACCTGTAACACAAAAGGCAAAAACGCTATATTTGCAGACGTAACAAACAAAGCAACAAAATGGACATAGACAGGATAATCGCACGGATACGAGAGCTGATGGACAGGCGCGGGATGCAAATAACGACACTCGCAGACAGAGCCGGCATTGCCCGTCCGGCGGTGAGCCGCCTCCTCGGAGGCAAGGTCAAGAACCCGACCCTTGACACATTAGACAATATCGCAAAGGCGCTCGAGGTGCCAACGAGGGAGCTTTTCCCCCCAGAGTCTACCGAAATCAGGGGATATATAGAGATGGACGAAAAAGTGATTGTCGTTAAGTCGCGAGCCGACCTCAAGCGAATAATCGAAGAGCAGCAAGAATAATCTCTCCCAGCAACAACAAAAATAAGAAAGCCGGACGCATTCATGTGCCCGGCTTTCTTATTTCAGAACTGCGCGCTTATCCCTTGCAGCCCCACACACTGAAGGGCAAGAGCGTGAGGCGAACGCCCTCACAGTAGAGGAACTTGATGCCTCCTCTGCCTGTCACTTCTCGAACGTGCTGCTTCTTCAGAGCAGACGTATCCCCATCTTGGCAGATGGCGTTGAGCTGCTTGATGATCTTCTCTTTCTGCAAAAGAGAAATACCCTTGAATTTAAGCCCACAGGCGAACGAAAAGACCTCGTTAAAATGCTTACGCGAGGTTTTAGATGTCTTGTGCATCTCGCTGACTGTGACGAAGTGTACGATCTCCGTCTTGTCTACTACTTGCTTTTGCTCCATAACTTTTTGAAAGATATTGATTATTGTAATGCCCCATCCCGAACGGGTGAGGATGATAAATAGTTAACGATACCCTCTACATGCAAGCTTACAATCGCTCTACGCCCTGCAGGCGAAAGGAGAAACTCCACGTCCGTCAGGTCTGTGCGAATCGGGGTTTGCTTGAGCGAGTATAAGCCCTGCTCCTTACCTGCTGCCTGTATCTTAGCGTATCCTTCCAGATGCTTGCTCGCCGCATCGTACAGACACTCCGCAAGCCGGTCGGACTTGGTGCGTCCGGGAGTCGTGTAAGCACTCCACCCTCCGGCTTGCATCCATCCGGATCCGTCTCCTGCCGCATCGACGTGTATCGACACGAGCAGGACATTTGCGGAGCCCAGCTCCTTGCACACGTCATTTACACGCCGCACACGAGTAGCAAGAGCGACGTCTATATTCTCTCGCACAATACGCTCTGCCTCGTATCCCCGTCGACGCAGATCCGCAACCACTTCCTCTGCGATCTCACGCGTGTAGAGATACTCTCGCAATCGCCCGTCCGGAGATCGCTTACCCGGCGTATTTTCGCCGTGTCCGTTGTCAATCAGAATCATGCCTCTTTTTCCTCCTCTCCTGTTTCTCGCACGATTTCATCGCGTACCATTTCACGAAGGCTGGTTCGCAACTGCAACAGCTTATATCTGTACGTATAGTCAATACCTATGAGCGCGCCGGAAAACGTCAGGATTTCCCCGAACGCAACAAGAATACTCTCATGAATGATTCCGAGTGGTGGCACCCAAAAAGCACTAAATAGTAGTATAACTCCTACAAAGATGAGAGCACAAGCCAAGTAAAACTTGGTAGCTCCAGACGGTCTTCTTTTGATTGTCTTTGTCATTTTATTTGTATCAATTACAGACCTGTCGAACTGTCAAGGTTCGCCAGGATGGGATAAATAATTAGCGATCCATTGTCTTTCCTCACCTCGTAAATGCTTCGTCGAGGGATGGAACGAATCCCCCCTACAACAGGAGCACCCTGCAATAGAATGCTGTTTTGGGAATTATTCTGAATACGAAACTCGAACCCGTCTGGGAGAGTCGAAGGGACGGTCATGTATACCGTTCTGCTTGTCCCATTCCACGTGATCCGAGCCATTTCATCCGTCACGCTGAAATTGCTCGACGTGATATAGGTGCGAGGCATAATGACACCATTAAGCTTCGCCACCCATGCGACTTCGCCCGCCACTTTCTTTTTTGCTATGAGCAAGTCAGAGGCTTCTGTGTGCGATAGTTTCGCTGCACCTTCCGACTGATTGACAACCAGCCAGTAGTGCTTTCCGCGGATCGAGACCGCCCGAAAGGTTAGAATAATCTGCTCGCCGCATGCGATCTCCTTTAGCGCATAGGTCCCGTTTTCAGGCCGTGGAAAATAAGCTATACAGCCGGATATGGACGAGTGCGAAATTCCGTTTTCCGGAGGAGTCGTTGTCGTTGTTTGCAGTATATCACGACTTCCGCCAAATACTACACCTCCTCTCAGATATGAAGCGGTAGATGCATTATAATGCACATACACACCGCCATCATATCCTCCACAGTAGGTATTTGCCGTGGACTTGAATAGCGATAACTCGCGCCCTTCCATCACAGCCGGATCAGGCAGGATGAAAGGGCTATTTGCAAACGCGATATCAATCGTGTCGCATACGTACGAGTTGCCGGTTTTTTGTATCGCCTTTTCCTCCATTCGATAGATGAGAGCGAGGTATGTGTTGAGGGAGGACACTTTTTGTGACAGGTGTGGAGAACCAAAGCTATCCCACAGGTCGTTGACCGACTGTCCGACCTGCAGAAGCTGCTGAGCTTGCACAGCGTCAAGCTCAGCCACCAAATCCAAGACATTCTCCTGCTCGCTAAGCATTATACATTCAAATCGAAATAATAAGTACCCATTTCCCCATCTCCCAGTAGGAGACGGACGTCCGTCGAGCCATTCGCCGTGACGGTTTTCTTCAAGATATCAGACCCACCCGGGTTCTGCTTGTACCACTTCACCGTCTTGCCGCTGCCCGGCACAGGCTTCTCGACACCGCCGGCGAACCATTTCGGAGTCAGGATGACCTTGCCCCCGATTCCCCCTACCACCTTGCCGTTTCGGAAGTCGCCAACGCGATCGGCATACAGCCGAACAGCAGAGAACTCGCCGTTATTCTTTGCCTGCAATATTTCATTCTTCGCTTGGTTAGCTCCAGAGGCAGCCGCTGTCGCAGAAGAGGCTGCGATATTAGCCGCATCGGCCTTACTGTTCGCATTAGATGCGGCGGTATTGGCAGCAGTCTTTGCTGCGTTTGCGGCTGCTGCTGCATTAGCCGCCGCGGTTTTGGCTGCATTAGCCGCTCCAGCAGCAGTATTTGCAAGCGCAGCTTTTTCATTTGCAGCTGACGCGGCACTCTGTGCGGCAGCTGCTTTAGAATTGGCGTTAGTGGCTGCTTCTTGTGCTGCATCCTTCGCAGCGTTGGCATTGCTTGCAGCCGTGTTAGCACCGCTTACAGCTGAGGTAAAAGCAGGAACTTTATCTGCCACAGCGTAGTTTTCAGAAACAGTTCCGTCAGCGTTCTTCCACTTGCCGGTGGCTCCGTCTATCTTCGGTGTGACCGAGTTGACAAAGGCATTATCCGAAACAATATCTTGTTTCGCCTGATCGGCAATTGGTTTTTTGACCTCACTGACAATCTTATCCTTATTAGCAGTAATTTTCTCTTTGAAATGGGCATCACTGTCATGATCCATAACCTTCTGGTCAAGTGTTGCGACTGAGGCTGAAAGTGCAGAGTATTGCCCACTTCCCATTTCCATCCAATCGAAGTCTGCTACTGAGGTGGGATCTCCTTTCGTTGTTCGATAGAACATGTATTGAAACATGTTCTTATCATGTGCAGACTGTGGACTTTGAGCATCAACTTTGATCGTATAAATATCGCCTTCGTGCTCAAGGCATTTATCAAGTGTGTTCCAAAGCGATGCAGGCTCAGAGGCTTTGGTCGGAATATAATTGCCTTGGAAATATTCCTTCGTGTTATCCAAAGCCTTTTTCTTAATGACCGCCAACTCGGAATTCAGCCCTGACAAAGACGCTTGCACGCCAGTGTTGGCTGCCTCCTGAGTCTGCTTGAAGCTTTCGAGACCTGATATTTTCCCTTCTGCCTCCGTCACCTTGCCAGACAAAGTAGCATGAGACGTCTGTAGATTCGCAATCTTCGTTTTCTTGTCGCCTTCCAAAGCAGTAGAGGCTGCCCCAATAGCATTATTGAATGTGACGATTTCGGCCGCATTCGGATTGCTGTAATCTATTTGATTATTTGCGTCCTGCGTCTGGATAGTCGTAAGTGCAGAATCGATGGCATTTATGAGTGCTGTTTTATTCGTCAGAGTAGAAGCCTCCAGCTCCTTTATCTTCGACTTAGCCAAAGAGGTCGCGGACAGAAACAGCCCTGCCCCGTCCTTGATGGACTGTACAATAATGATTTCCGACTTCATATCTTAGTCTTGTGTTTGAATTGTTCTATGATTCTTGCATCATCCTCCTCGGAGGTCTCAAGCCAAAAGCGCAACTGATCGTTCAGTGCGCGTTTGATCACGATCTCATGCCTGCCGAACGCATATGCATCCCACTCTGCGTCCGTCATGCCGTCGTGGACACCTGTCTTACTCAGCCGACGCCAAACGAAGTTGACAGTCGGCTCCATCTGTAGCACTTGTGAGGTGATGTCTTTGCCGTTAAATCTGACCCCGACACTCAGCGTCGAAGTCAGTGCAGACTGGAGCAGCAAGCCCTCCGTGGAGCGCACGAAAACAGAAAGGTTTTGAGTATGAGTGATAGCAGTGCCGAGGCTCATCGTCGCGGCACTCAGCTGAAGCTGGGAGGCCTCGAAAGCTGCCTGCTGAGCAGCCGTAGCATATCCGAGAGCAGTAGTGTTATTTTCTTCACTGACGATGTGCAGCTGCTGCAGCATCTGGTCAGTGAGCTTGTCTGTGAGTGACTTCTGAGCAATGTATATGACACGCCCATAGTAAGTGAGCGCATCCTCGAGCAACATGATCTTCTCCTGAGCATCAGCATCGACGGTGTGATGCTCTTTCAGGTAGTCTCGCAAAGCGTCTAATGCAGCCTGTGCAGCCTGATCAGCCTCGAATAGAGCAGTTTTTACGATACTTGCTACCAGCGCATTTTTCTTCAGTTCGTCAGCAGATGCCCGCAAGACTTTCAGTTGAGACTGGAAAGGGGCAAGTATGGAGGTCGCAGAAGAGGACTGCACATGCTCCTGAGACAAATACCAAGCGACATAGTCTTTGACCAGTTTGTCGAGATACACCTTGAGACCTGCTTGCAGCGCAGACATCAACTGATTATATCCGACAACGCCCCATGCACCTGCAGAGAACGCGGCAAAGAATACCCCCTCACCCGGTGCAACGAGGGCAAAGTCAGATGGCTGAGGGGGTAAAGTAAAATTTATAGGGGCAGAGGTCGGCAGTCCAAGAGAAGAGGGAACAGACTCTATGATCGCAACATCAAACGGGGGCTTGCGATCCGACAATTCGTAGGAGAAAGAGTAGTCATATATATTGTCTCCGGTCTGGCTCTCTCCGAAAGATTCTACCAATACAATAGGATGTATGGTTCCATTCCGATAGCAGTATCGGAATGGCGAACGGAAGAAGTCGAGCAGCCACATGCGCTCGCGCAGCGTGATGCTACCTGTATTCTGCTTCCAACGCATAGGTGCTTCCACCTCGTAGGTGGCAGTGACATCGCCGCGAGAGATGGTCTTGTCTTCCGAGCTGAGTAGCAGTGTTTCTTCTCCGTAGCATCGGATCGTGTCCATGCCACCAAGCGAATTTTCCCAGAAGAACCAGCGCTCATCCTCCGATTTTGGACCATCCAGCACATACTGCATAGCCGCTCCTTCGGAGGACTGCACCTCGTAGTAGGCGATGTAGGCACCATCCTCAATGTCTGCAATACGGCTCATCACCGCAGGGCTTACGTCGAATGTATAGATGCCCGTGCTCGGCACCATAACAGATTGCCCGGTAATGGCTTTGATAGGGCTCTCCCCTTTGCGTGTATGAATTGTAAAGGAGACGGTGTCGTTAGCCTTAAGATAGAGGGTCAGCGTCTCAGGCTGGTTGTAGAGTACGTACTTACGACGACTCTGCCAAGAGAGGGCGTTGGCACGACACCACTCGTCTATACTGCCTTCGACGCCGGATATCCCTCCTCTGATAACATTCATCGCAATGCTATGGACAGACTCCCCGAAGAAAGAGACAGAGACGCTCAGCATCATGTGCGTCTGCCTGACGAAGCGTTGACCGGACGGTACCTGCTTGAAAGAGAAGAACGGGCGCAGGATGTCCGACAGATCAATACTCACACGTCCGCCAACCGGCGTATAGAGAAGCGGGACAGAGGCCACAGTCTCATTGCCGGAAGCGATGAGGACAGAGGCTGACAGCACGTCGGCATCTGTCTCCACCTCCAGCGGCTGCATATTCTCCAAGTAGTGCAGGCCTCCAAGCGTTATTTGCGATGGAATAATACGATACATGCTTGCTGATGTTTACTGCAAAAAAACACCGACAAGCATGGAGACCAAAGGACAGCCTACAACTCCTTGGCGCGCAGGCAAAAGTAGATGACGAAGTACTTGCCGGTGGCAATAGGAGGCGGGTCGATGGGGTCCAGACCGCCACCCCCTCCGGGGATAGGTTGCGGCATTGGATTAAGGCCTGTATTATACAAAGAGGAGGCATAGACATACGGCTTGCCGGTGGCTATCTGCTCCGGAGTAGGAGCTGCGACAACCCTGTCGCCTCGTTGCTTAAACGCATCATACAAGGGTTGATAAGCCTGCCCCCAATGGTATGGATCGGCAGACTGGTCGCCTGTGGATGGAGCGGAGACACCCACATTGCCATATATCGCTTCACACTCCGGCATATCGTCATCATAGAAGACGACGCCATGTGGCGGAGTCTCATGAACGTAATACTGCCACCTCAACTCAATCGCCCATGTATGTCGCGGCAGATCGTTCATCGACTTATCGACAGAGGCGCCGAACTCCACACTCGACAGATAGAATTCGGATGAGGCAGACAAATGCTGTCGCATCACCAGTGAGCGCAGCTTGAGCGTGGAGGACGATCCGGGCATCGTGCTGTAGTCTAACGACTCGGGCAGATAGCGATTGCCGGCAATGACAATCGGCTTGACGGACGAGAGGTTCATCTTGTCGATGCCGCGCAGCTGCACCGGTGCATCAGCCTCGACGAGTCCATGCTTGAGCAGCTCGTCGTAGCGACGATAGTAGCGATCGAACAGTCCATTGCTGCCGTTGTAGATGAGCGACCGCTGTGTAGCAGTATCGATCAGTCCGCCTTGGCGCAGGACACCCTGCCCCGACACGGGCATGGCTAAGATGATAGGCAGCGTACCCTTGTCTTCGCCGGCGGATGTCTTACCGTCTGACAGCCGGCAGAAACTGTTGAGCCAACGCCCCTCACCGATCTGCGGAATAGCAAGCTGCTGAAAGGCCGGAGCCGACAGAGGCAACTGCATCGCCGGGACGGTGTCGCAGCAATCGATTACTTCCGCCTCGTAGTCTTTATGCTCGTCGATGTAGTTGGTGATGATAGACCCGATGGTCAGCAGCTTGCCATACATATCGCGCATCACCATGTATCGATACAATATACCCGTTCGTGGGTCCATGCACAGCCCCTTGCGCTTGCGCAGGACTTCCTTGAGATTTTCTATCTGTTCATATCCCTCTGCATCGATGCCTTGAGGGAATACGGGCTTCACGTATGAGCTCTTGAGCTCGACACGCTTGTACTTCGCCGGATAGCTGTAAGTAATGCCGCCGACGAGCTGCGCGGACAAATCCGTGTTCTCCGCCTCCAACAGCGAATCGAAACGGACGAAGCGAACCGTCGAAGCCGATTCGTCCGCCACCCAGCGCGACATAAACTTACCCTCCACGGCCGACAGCAGCTCGACGACGTCACAGTCCGGTGCCAGCTGCAGGGGGATGACATAGCCGTTGACGATGGAGTCGTAGTTGTTGTTGAGCAAGACGAGGTCGCGGAATGGAGCCTCGTCGAGGACACCCCAGTCGGCGACCGAATAGCCGTAATGCCTGAATATGTGCAGGAGCAACGGACGCAGTCGGAGGAAAGGAGTGAGCAAGAAGGTGGCAGGGATGACAGTCATCTCGCCGTCGATCTGCAGATGCCGCTCCTTGCAGGCGGAGAACACAAACCCCGGAGACGGGGTGGAATACCCATACTCATTGAGAATATGCCGATCCGACAAAACGGGGAATACGTCGAGGATGTCATCGTCCGACATCTCCGCTTTCCGCGCGATCGTCTCCAGATAGAGCATCGCCGCCTCAGCCGTGCCGAAGTCCAGACGGGTGTATTGCTTCTCCACGACATTGGAGAGCTTGTCGGTCTGCATCGAGGCATATAGCTTGCCCAGATTGAGTACGAAGCTACACTCATAGCCTTCGTCCGCGTTTGCAGACAGGAGCACCATCTTGGCTGGGAAGAAGAAGGCGCCATCCTCGAGAGAGACGTCGTATCTGGAGCGCTGCGCGCCTACTCCGATGTCGCCGGGGAAACCGAGCAGCCGCGTATTGGTCGGTGTGGGAGGCAGGGTAACGGGGATGCTGTGCTCGCCGTACTCTGCGAAGAAAGGATTGACACGGCTGATGTCAATCGTAAAGTCGGTGGGGAGATCGAAAGCCTCACCTGATACAAGTCTGATCTGCATGGCTATCTCTTACGCGCAACATCCTCGCTGCGTTCTTTTATTTTACGCTTGCGTTCCATATCGCTGTACACCACAGAGGCGCGGATACCTTCCTTGCCTGTTCGGTCGAGTGTGTCAACGAATCGTTCCAAGGCTCGCACCATGCGCGGATCGGAGGATGCACCGCTCGGCAGAGGGTATAATCCGGAGGATGCGGGCGAGGAAGACGAGCGATCGATATATCCGCCGGACCGGTGACCGACCAGCTGCCGACGAAGCACGGCAGACATGTCGATGGTGCGGATCTGCCCGCTCAGCTGAGCGGCATCGAGCATGCGGATAATGGGAGCGACAGTGGGGTTAGACAGAGCGTCGTTGCTGGCCACCCACTCACGACTGCGACCTGCCGGACCATCGCCTACAATCACCGTCGGGCGATCTACATAGCCGCGCCGGCGTGGCTCATGCATGGCGCGGAAGCGCTTTCCGTCTTGCTCACGCTCTACATCTATATATCCGCCATCCTCGCGGCCACTGGCCACGCGCATCGGCATGCCGGAGGTGGACGAAGAAGAGCTTCCTGCACCGCCCGGCTGGGCGTTCTTAACCTTCATCCTCTCCTGATTGGCAACAGCGAGCTGGAGCGTGCCGGCAGCAGACATGGCAACGGCTGCAATCGGTCCGGCAATCGGGCCAAGTTCCGCCATAGCCCTCATAACTGCGACCGCTGTATTGGCAATGATTTCAGAAGCTTTGATGATGAAGTTTATATCTGCGTATTTCTTCTGAATAGCGAGCTTCTCGGCTTCCTTCTTTTCCTCGATCTCGCGCAGCTTTTCCTGATTGCCTTGTGCTGCTGCGATCTCGGATGCATACTTCTGATCGACAGCGATCATTTCCTGCTCCTGCATATAGCCTGCCGCAGTGGCCGCTATTTCCGTTACTGCCTTAACAGAAAACTCTGCGAATCGCTTGCGAAGCTCATTCTTTTTTCGCTGATACTCCTGCTCCTCAAACAATCCCTTTTTGTGTTGCTCACGCAGCGTCACCAGTTCTTGCGCAAAGGCAGCGAGCTGTCCGGCAAAGCCCATATCCGCTATCGTACGTAGCTTTTCGGCTTCGGCATCTATTTCGATCTTGGCTTTGGCCTGTGCATAGACAGCGGCGAGTTCCTGCTTGACCTGCTCGTTGTCCTTATACTTCTCAAGCGCCTGCTTGTAATACTCGTCGAGGGCGGCGAGCTTCATTTTGTTTTCGAATTCCGTATCCACAAGCCCGAACTGCTGACGCATCTCGTCCGGAGCCTTGCCGGCTTCCTTGTCGAGATCGGCTTTCTCGCGGGCGGCTTTCTGCTTCTTCTGCACCTCCTGCCATGCTTTCTCCGCGATGGCAGACAGTGATGCATTGAGGGCGATGCGCTTGTCGATGACATCTTCCTCTGCCTTGAGGATAGCCGTGGAGGCTTCGTCGAGGGCGCGCTTCTTGTCCTTGCCGTTCTTGACCTCGAGGTTCTCCAACGAGCGATAGAGCTCGCGGTATTGCTCGATGCGGAAGTCGGCAGAAGCCTTCTCGGTAGCTGCCACGACAGAGGCATATTCTTCGGCTGTCATCTTACCGGCTTCTTGCCGCTTCTTGGCCTCCAGTCGTATGCGCGTCTGCGACTCTTCGAATAGCCTGATCTCCTCCCCGATGGCAGACTTGACGGCATCGATGCGGTCTTTCTCGGTCTTGGCTGTTGTGTCGGCCGAACTCTTGCCGGCTCTACCAAGGGAATTGAGGCGCTCGATCTCCTTCTCGATGGATGCGATCTTCTTGTTCTTGGCTGCTATCTCGGCTTCGGTGGTCTCCGGCAGCTTCTTGGCCTGCTCCAGTTCTTCTTGTTGTATTGCGATGAGAGACACAACGGCGTCCTCTGTCTTTTTTGTACTGGCGGAAAGCGAGATACTTGTTTTGTTAATCTCGTTATTGAGTTCTGAGATAACAGCGAGGTTCTTCGCCTGTTCCGATTGCGTTTTCTCCAGTTCTTTTTTGGCTGCAGCGACACTGGATGCGGAAGCGCTGGTGCTCATCCCTACCACCATGTTTTTCATTCCCGATCCGGACAATTTATTGCTCTGCAGACTCGCATTGTCTTTGCTCATCTTATACCTGTCCTCGGCAGACTTAAGCACAGCTTTCTGCTTCTCCTCTTGATTGTCAAGCTGCCTCTTTTTGCGATAGGCCTCCTCCAATTCTTCTTGTGCCGCCTTCATCTTGATCTGCTTCTCCAGCTGTGTGAGATAGCGTTGGATAGCGGCCGTATTGTGATTGTAAAGCACTCCTTCGTTGGATATATAGCCGTTGTATTCCGGCATGATCTCCTTGAGCTTCTCTATAGCAGCACGCCGGGCTTCAAGACTCAGCTTATTATTTTCGATCGTCTTGGAGAGTGCATCCACTTTGGCAGCCTGAGCATTAAACTCCTCTGTTGATTTCTTTGACACTCGCATGAGAGCCTTCTTAGCCTCCGTCAAAGCCTGCGACCGAGTATAAAGGGTATAAAGCGAAACGGCTACTCCTGCAATTGCTGCAGCAACCCACCCCCAAAGATTACCCTTGAGGGTAATGTTCAGTAGTCGTAGTGCGGCATTGGCGCGCATGATATTACCACTCAACAAGTTGTATGCGTATGCTCCGGCTGTAAGGGCAATGCGCTTGGACGTAATCCAAAAGATATGAAGCTTCTCCAGTATGATAGCCTTATTGACTGCGACTTTATATGCAACGATCGCCGAAGTAAGCGAGTAAAAGAGTAACGTGATCTTGTACCAATGCTTCTCCATCCACGAGAGCGAACGGTCGAGGGAATCGACAAAGCCGGACTCTATCTTGCTACGCATCTCGGAGAACTTGACCAGATAGCGCCCGATGCGTTCTTGCAGATTCTGCCAGCGCACGGCACGACGCACATCGGCCTCCGCGGCAGTGTCCATGCTATGCCCCACCTTGGCCATCTCTTCCTCGACAATCTTGGTAACCGCTGCCGAGAAGTCTCCGGTGCGCTTGAATTCCTCATTGATACGAACAGCTGACAGTCCAAGATTATCAAGAATGAGAACGCTCTTGCGCCCGAGTCCCTTGACGATTGATTCCGATAGATAGTCCACGCTCTCCCCCGTATCCTTGGCGCGTTGCTGAGCAAAAGCAAGCAGCTGGCCCATATGCTCGATGGGGATGCCAAGATTATTGGCCTGCACGGTGAACTTCTTCAGGAAGTTATCATTGAGCAGCCCTTTGGTCTGCTCTCTCAGACCGGACAGATAGTCCTTATCGGCAATGCGACCGAAAGCCTCATCAATACCCTGAGCAATGCCCGCGATGCGGATGCCTTCTCCCAAGAAGTCGCGCACATTACCCAGCAGACGCAAGACCCATGTCACGAGACTTTGCAGACCGACCTGATAGGCGACAGCCTCTTTGATGGAGGCACACAGGCTCTTGCCGACCGAATAGGCGCCGACCTCTACATTCTTCATGCTTCGCGAGACAGCCTTCAATCGTTCGTTAAGAGCATTCCACTCTGTCGGGTTGAGAGACTTGCTCGTATTATTGAGCTGTGTCCTCAACTTGGAAGCCTCTCGTTTGAGCTCATTGTAGCTCATGTTCGTTAGATTGAGGTTTCGTCTGTATTTCTCAATCTCACCATTATTCTCCCTGATAGCCTTGCTGGTATCCTGATAGGCTGCCTTCAGGTTCTTGTAGCTCTGTTGCTCCGTGCGTCCGAGCATCTCCAGCTCGCGCATTTTCTTGAGCCGCTCCTGATTAGCCTTGGTAAGGTCTTTGTTCGCAGCCGTCAGCTCGTGTATCTTACGCTCTGCCGTAGTGGCGTTGATGGATAATACGACATTGACGATATCGTCTTTTGGCTTCTTCTGTGCCATATCTATATGGTTGATCTGACGCGAAAGTCCATAAAAAAGCCCCCATCCAAAAGGACAGGGGCTCCGGCAGATTCTATGTATTAACGGGTGACGTCAGAAGAGTGCTGTTACGACACGTATCAGCAGGAAAACGACCTTTTGAAATATGATAATCAAAGGGATGGCGATGAATAACCAGATCGGGTGAACAAACATCAGCCAGAAAAAGGTCAGACTGGAGAAAGAAATAAAGAAAATCCATTGTCCGAGATTTTGAGGCAGGAACCCAATTCGATTCGGCAACTCGCTCCGGAGAACTGCTGCGATAAGCGCAGCAATGGCAGAATAACCGAAGACACACCAGAAAGCATCGGACAACTCAGGAACCTTGGTGATCAGATAAAGCGTCACAAGAATATTCGAGATGAGATAGACCAGAGCGGCGATAAATTGGCGAAGAGTTAAGTTCCACATATCTTCGATATTTTTTTTATGATTCGTTGTTGATTGAGGATAGGTCTTCCCTGATCTGCTCACGTACTTGGCTCGTGAATTCGTACTTGAGAGTCGGGATGACATTGCGGTATAGCACGCCCCACACGACGCGGTTGTAGAGGGGGGCACGACCGGAGGATCGGAAAGCTCCGCCCTTGGCATACTTGATATCGAGGAAGCGGGTGTAGTCGAGCGTGCGCAGTCGGTATAGACCGCCGGGCTCGGACACATCGACGGGTACGCTGGCAAAGTAGCTGCGCAGGTGCCCCGTGCCACCGCCATAGGAGCGAGCAGCAGCGCGCTCCTGCATCTTACTGATGCGTTGGAACCCGCTGCTGACGGTGCGGTGTATGAACTCGCTTTTTATCATTGAAGAGGTTATCATACCGCTAAGATAGCTTTATTTCTCCTTCATCATCCAGAGAAACGTCATAGACTGGGAGCCTCTGTGCATCCCGAGGCGGAAACCCGCCTCGGTGAGGCTGTCATGCACGACGGTGCATGACAGTCCTTTGAGATCGGGATTCTGCGACTTGATGGCCGCGAGTACCTCCTCTGTAGAGAAGAAGTGCGTGGCATCGTCGCGATCGGCCGGAAAAAAGCGGGCACAGATGGCATCTACGTACAGATGCAGGTCGAGCTGCTGCAACTCGTCACTCATCGGACACCTCCTTCTTGTAACAAAGATACAATACGTACGTCCATGCGGGCGTTGTCGCAGGATATTCGAAGCATGATCTCATCTTCGAAAGTGATGGTATCTACGTCATACGACAGATGATCATCGATGGCGAAAAAGTCCGTCATCACTTGGCGCAACTTAGAAAGTATTTCATGGGTGGATCGATGACATCGCTTTATCGGTCCCCGTGTTTGGTCTTGCACCGGCTGCGCAGCCGGATCCGTCTTCTTGCCCTTCAGGGCGGTTCTTTTGTTTGCCATATGCTTTAGAACACTACAGGCGATGAAAAAAAGCGGCATCGCCTGACCCGCTGTTCTAAAGACTTTCGGCTTTGCCCAGGCATTAACCGTAGGCTACGGGGGTGCGACACCGCTATGACGTGTCTGTGGTAGGTATACAAAAAAAACTGCCGTCGCAAAGGGTGGCAGGTCATTACTCCCGCCGAAAGTTTTAGAACACTGCAAACATACAGTTTCTTTTTGAAACTGCAAATTTTTCGCAAAAAAAATTAGCCCACAACATCGAAAAGAGCGCAGCGGGCTGTAAAAGAAAGCGACGGTTACGTTATTCGCCGGCGGCTTCTTTCATTTTCTTAAACTGATCCCTCGTAACGATGCCACGGACCATGTCCTCATCGGAGATGTACTTTTTCCTGAGCAGGAAGTGATACACATGATTATTGCCATGAGAGATCGCATAGGTGTGGTTGACTTCCCACCCATATCGAGCCATGTAATTCATAGCATCCACCATCGAGTTGAATTTAATCGGATTACCGTTTTCGTCGACAAGTTCCTTCTTCCAGTTCTGCGCGAAGAACCCGACGGCCTGCCCGAAGTCAATGCTGATTTTCATTTTTGAGCTCAAAAAACCACCCTCGGAGCCCACTATCTCGCAATAGCAGTATTCCGGTTTGGGCAGATTCGATGCAGCTGCGTTTTCACTCTCTTGCGCCATCGAAGGCAACAGCGCCGTCATAAACAAGACGGCAAGCAGAACAAATCTTTTCATTCTCGCAGTTTTTTTTGATGTTTATAAATAGGAATTTTAGCTCCACAAAAATAACAAATCCACCGACACATCAGAATCAGCGGATTCGCTCATACCTCCTGAAGGATCGGCTATCGCCTCGGCTTGGCACTCAAGGAATCAAAGCCCTGTCGAGAGAAGAGCATAGTCCAGCCGGCAGAAGACAACTCGGCAGTCTCGAATGGGACAATGGTATGGGCTTCGGATAGCCCGCGATAGTAGGGATCGGACGCGCAGCGCAGTGCGAGGATGCCGTTGCGGATATCGACCAGACGACGCAAGCAGTCCTCCATCGCAAGCAGATGCTCGACTACGTCGGCAGAAGTTTCGCGCATGGGACGAGCCACGGTGACTGCCAGCGAAATGCGGTCGGCATATTGCCCGGGGGATGCATCTACGTGCTCGACCTCCCCATAGTCCACAAAGAGATAAGGGCCTTCGACAATGGCATTCACGCGGGTGCGTACCTTGTCGATGTGCGGACCGAACACAAAGTCCGGCACGATATTGAGATACTCCAGTGCGGCAAGCTCTTCCCGCAGGTGGGCGTAGGCAGAGAAGCTGCTACTGCCGGACGTAAAGTTGGCCAACACTCCATCCTTGGAGCTGAAGCGGGCGAAGTACTTAAGGATGTCGACAAACATATATAATAGGTGTTAGTGGATAATCTGTGAGATGGTGGCTACATCGACACCGGTCTTCTCCTCTATGTCGAATATCTTGACTCCTGCCTCGTGCATGGAACGAATGCCCTCGATGAGCTTGGCGCGCATGGTCTCGAGGAAGCGCAGCACGGGCATGCCTTCCACCTCTGAAGCTGTGCCCAGCCCGTCGGAGCAAAGGCTGTAGAGGGTGTGTTCGAGCCCGAGAGCATATTCGCTCTTTTCTGCTGACGAGCGGTCGCGTCCCTTGAGCAACTCATAGCGCGGGAGGCTGAAGATGTAGGAGGCAAACGCACCGAACTGGAACGCAACGGCACGTACGAGGCGGGCTTCGTCCTCCGTGAGTCGTGCCTGCATGGCACCTGCACGGCGGTGTACGGATTCGGCCGAATAGACCCCTCCGGCATAGAGCGTGAGGGTAAGACTCAGCAGCGAATCGGGCGTGCCGGCTGCAAGCAGGTCGAGGGCGTCGATGAAGCGGATAGACTGCAGATCGGTGGACAGCATGCCGCCGGCGGTACACACCGTATAGCCGACGAGCTCTTCTCCGCAAAGTCGTATGCGGGGAAGGAACTGACGAGCAAAAAGCGGCTGCCGAATCTGATACCGATCTTCGGACGAGTCGTAACTCAGCAGGAAGTCTATCGTGCCGGCAATGGTGTACAGGTTCTCTCCGCCTCCGGCATCGAACACCTTGCGATGATCTACGCCGAGCACTGTGCACACATATAGCGTCTGCAGCTCAATGGGCGACAACTTGCCGCCTACCCACCGCTCCAGCAGGGAAAAGGTGGGCAGGAAATGCTCCTCCTCCAAGGTCTGCCATCGGTTGGGGATGGCATACTCTCCGCCGGGCGTGCTGAAGGTGATAACGGATGCGTTCATCAGGCAAGGAGGACTATCTTGTCGGACTCAGTGGCATAGACACCGCTGCCGCCGGAGTGGTGCGAATCGGACAGCACGGCCACGACGGCGGAGAAAGAAGCTTCCGCCTCGGCGCGCAGGCGGGAGGCAATGGCTGCCGTGGCGGTGGAAGGGTCATATCCTGTTCGTAAGGAGCGCTGATCATCGAAGAGGTTGCGGATACTCATCGGTAACTCGGTGATATCGAAGCGCAGGAGCGCAAGCGAGATCACGACCTTGGCAAAGGCAAGATGCATCTGTGAGGTAAGATCTGCATAGTTGACCTCATCTGGATCGGACTCCTCCGCGGCCTTTAGCTTGGCAAACAAAGAAGCATACTCCAGATAGACTTCGCGCTGGAAAGGCAGTATGCGGAAAAAGAAGTGATACGACAGGTCGATGGGGTAAATGTCATCGAAGTCGGTACACGAACGGATGGGCACATTCGAGAGAAGATGCGCCCATCGGCTTTTCGCCCATTCGTCTTTATATTCGTCCGATGTGCTGACCACCTCGAGGAGGGTGTCCATCGCGCTATAGAAGTTGTCGGCATACTCCCTGCGCATGGCTTCAAGCTCGTATTTATAGACATCCGTGCCGCCGGACTTCCGTTTCTCGACGGCGTCGAACGTGACGAACTTGAGCATCAAGAGATTGGCGAAAGCGGAGCGGACGGCCTGTGCTTCGGCAGAGGTTTCGGCTGCTTTTATGACGCGCTGCAACAGAGGCTGCGGCAGTACGGATGTGATCCGCTTGGTGACGGACGGCATCACGCTCACCAGGGAATTGACAGAGTTGCCCGCATGAACGCCGGCAACGTAACGGCGCAGAGCAGCCGTGTCGGGGAAGAGTGTCTTGAGAATGTCCATGATCATTCGCTTGCTTGGTTAGAGAGTCTGTTCTGGGGAGACACCTCCGACTGCTTCGCCGGAAGCGGACGGTAGAAGCCGATCCTATAGCCTTGTGCATAGAGCTCGGGGAAGTTCACGCGGATAGCCATATTGAAGGGCTGGCAGCACTTTTCATCGTCGATCGTCAGAGTCATGAGGTAGAGCAACAGGTTGTAGTAGGTGTCCGATCCGCTTTTGCTGATCATACCGGGCTTGCTGATGGAGGAGATAGAGCTGTCGAGTCCGACAGAGCTGACAAGCACTTCGTCTATTCTCTTATCGTGCGAGTCGAGTGCTTCAATGTATTCTTTATATTTTAAGTCTATTTCCTCGATCCTCCAGCGCTGCTCGTTTCCGGAAGGATCGGTAAAAGAGAAGGAGCTGAAGGCCTTCCCCTGATTACGCGATCCGGACAGGAATTTCGATATCTGACGTAGCTGGTTCTGTATAAGCTGCGCCAAGTCGGACTCCTTATACTCCGTGCCGATGGCAATACCTTCGAAGAGGAGAGCCGAATCACCGGCCTTGACACGCTTCTCGTTCTCCTTGCAGATCGCTCTTATCTGCGCCTTCTTGGCTTCGACCCAGGCGTTAGGGATAACGACGTGCACCTTGGCCGCCAGAGCATTCTCTAAGAAACTACCGATATAGACAGGTAAGTCGTTGCTTGTTTTCAAGAACGATTTGATACCCTCGTACACCTCATTGAGCCCGTACATTTCGCCCGGGCTGTCATCGCGATGGTGAGAGATCGCGGCATACTTATATTGATCCACCTCTCTCAGTCGGAAGAGAGGATAAATCTTATAGGAGGTGGCGGACTCGCGGTAGTTGCCATACGACACGACGGTGAAGTCTGCGTATGAGAGCGGAGAACGATCGCTCACAGGCTTTTTCGTACCAAGGCGGCAGAAGCGATTGTCTACGAATTCAAGCCCTGTGAACCGGACTGCACCTCCAACCCCGGGAGCTGACGATGCCCGCCACTTGACAAAGAAGTCGCGAAAGAAGTAGAAGCTCTTTATGCAGCTCTTGGCGAAGTCGGTGTACGACATCTCCATGCCGTTCGCTTGCCAACCGTCCAGCCACGATTGGATATCAGGCTGACTGACCCAATTGCGAGTAATACCATCATCGGAACCATCGCCATCAGTAATCTGATAGATGCGGGGGCCTCGACCATATAGGAGGCGCACCTGCTTGTTAATGAGCGACGGCATAAGGCGGTTAGCCTTCAGCGCCTTCTCAATCTCCTCGCAGGAAGCATCTCCGTCGCCTCGGCAGAGGAGACGATAAGAGCCGACCGTCTTATATGTGTCGGGCTTGCGGATGTAATGCTTCGATTGCTCCTGAAATAGCGGATCGTCCATGCCTTCTACCGAGAAAGCGAGGACGTCGCCCTCTCCGCTATAAACGCCAAATCGGCCAAGAGTCTGTATCATAACCAATCAATTTTATGCAGCTGATAGTTGTCGTGAGGAAAGCCCATGTACCGGATAAGGATACGATAGCACATTCTTGGATTGCCATCCCTGTCTGTAAACAAGAAAAAGTTCTCGCTACCGACTGAGAATATATCCTCTGGAAGAGCCTTACGCGCCTTGCACCCTTCGACTACTCGGAGAGTGGTACTGGCCTTTCCGGTCTTCCTGCTGTACGAGTAGAAAGCGATCGTGAAGCATCCCTCTGGGACCTTCGATATCTCTCTGGACCACTCCAGAGCCCGCAATCCTTTGAGACCTTCCATGATGCGAAAATAGCGGCGGGGATACCGCCTCGAAAGGACACCCCCCCCTCGTCACATTTCCCGCCCGAGGGGGCGCATTGCGCCCTCCAGCGAGTCGAGAGCGGGGCGTGAAAACGAGCGCCCTATGTATTTTTTACTTTTCAATTCCAGAAAACTAATACGCTTATTACCAACTAATTAAATATCTTTTCGTTGTCAATCGGTGCCATTATTACCCATACTGGAGGCAGTTATTACCTCCAAATTGGACGTTTATATGGTGATATTGGCAGGCAAATTGTCCGGGTATTGGCTGTATTCGGACGGCATTTGTCCGGAATAGCGCCCATATAGCATATAGATAAGAGCGGACGGAAGCTGCGTCGTTAGTCCTGCTTGATGCCTTAACGGTACTTTGACCTCGCTTGACTTATCGAGTGCTATGCGTCCATCCTTCGTTGTCTTAGGAGATAGCATTATAGCGCTGCATAAATTCGGGCATTCGTTCTCATCGATAAGAACGCGTGGCATGGAGTTGTTCGGGCTAAAAATGAACAGCAGAAGCTTGTATTGCTGCCAGTGATAAATTGTTGCACGTCCCTCATCCATCAACTCGACATCAAAACCATAGCTCTCAAGCTCTCGTTTAAGGATACGGGCGTCAGTCGTTATTTGCTCAAGCTCTTCTCTTCGTTTGTTTGCCGCTCGGTCAAAGTAAAGTTTAATGCGTTTGTTCTTTGCATACCCGCCGAAGTATCGATAGAAGTCAGCGGCCATTTCGGTTTGCCCCTCAGGAGCAACCGTATAGAACTCCTTCATGATCCGCAACGTTTCCGCGTCATTATTCTCCTGAGCGACAACAAGCGAAGCGAAAGCCCCCGGGTCGTATCCTAATAGCAAGTCTTCATTCTTGTCGTAATAGCGGAGATATGATGCATTGATCTGAAAATGATCCTTGAGGTCAACCTTCAGAATCTCATTATACTTATATCCATCGTTGTATTGATGCTTTGCAGGTTCAAAAGCAGCAAAGAACCTATCAACTACTGCACGTTTACGTATCGCACAAATAGCGGTCAGGAACTCGTCAATATCCAATGTTTCAAGCTGTGTCTTGAAGAATTTGGGTCCAAGAATATCTTTATTGACAAAGCTCGATGCGCGAGCATAATAGGTTGCATTGCGCCTCATATCGGATAGACGCGGCGTCCATTTTGATAGAGAGCGGTCAATTTTTTCAAGCTCAAGGCGAGCAGCTTCTTTCATTATAGGGTTCTTCTCGGAGCGACTCTCAAACTCAATCTCTGATTTTCTAAATAGCAGCTCATTTATGTGATAAGACACGGACGCTATTTCGTTTATCAATGCTGCGTCCATATTGTTCTCGTATTCTTCAAACCAGTTATCTTCTCCAAGGTCAACGCGTGCTGTATCTGACACGCCGGTTATACCCTGATAGAAAGGAGACTGTCTTGCTCGAAGATCTGCACCACGCAGTGATGGGAATAGTCGGGTCTTCAGTTTCTCACCTCGTTGATGCTTCATTTCTTCGATAAATGCATGTACCCCAGAGCGACCAGCCACAGACTCCGGCTGATCGCTTGAGACAAGCTGAAGATGAAAACCATTGCGAAATAAGATGCTATGCTTTGGATATACCACTGGATAGCGAGGACGCCTAAAGTGTCCGGGGATTTTGGTTTCTCCGACAACATAATCAACACCGTACTCAAGCATTGAACGCTTGCCGTCCTGTATAGGCCTGCTAAACCAGGCCTGAATATTCGGCCAGATATTAGTCATCAGTGCGGCATACGTTTTATGCACGATGAATCCGAGCTCTGTCGGCATTGAATTGGCAACCTTAACAATACGAGGACCAAACACGCCCTCGGTCTTTCCTCCAGCTCTGGCGACCTCCATTATCTGCACATTTGCATCGACAAGGTTGGCCCTTATCTGCATAATGTTCATGTAATATGCTTCTCGGATATCTTCCGAGAATGTCGGCGAAACAGCTTCTTTATTCATTATTCCGTGATTTCTTCAGCTTCAACATCTTGAATATTCGCGTCAGAGAATAGTCTGATCTTCTCTTTTGTATCAATCGGCAGATCATCAAGCAGCTTGCGATAGAAGCCGTCGTTGCTCTTCTTTGCAATAGCCTTCAGACTCTTCTTTTCAAACCCCAACTGCGTCAGGCTTACATCTGGCGATATAATGAAGACAGGAGCCCATGCACTCTCTCTGTTTGCAGCTTCAGATGCTCTAACGCGACACTGATGAGCTGAGTCAAAACAGCGCTTAGCTGTTTTGATGTCATCTGATGCTATTGCTAATGCAGCCAAGTCTTCATATTTGTCGGCAAAATCGGTCTCCCAAATTTTGCTCGCGACATTGTTGTCGATAGAGAAATATGAGATCGCAGTATAGATACGAGCTTTACAAGTGCGCAGATCAAGTGTAGTATTCTGTACAGCTTGAATACGTGTGCGGAGTTTACGCGCAGCACGCGTGATATTGCGCTCCGTATCGTATATTTCTGCAGCCCATTGTATTTGCCTCACAAAGGCTTGCACCTCATCCGACATAGCAGAAGACTTTCCCGTCAGAAAGAAAGCCTCTACTATGTCCGGATGCAGGCGTTCAAGTTGTTCTATTACTGTCATAGTCCAAACTTTTCGCGCTTGAGGTCGGCAACCTTTCGATCCCTTATGCGATCGGAGCGCATCTTCACAGCATCAACATCACCGGCCTCAGCTTTCTTTGCTAAGCCGGCATCGATATTCCACTCTCCGGCTGCTGCTCCATTGCGGTATTCCAGATTCAATGGATCACCTGGAGTACCCAAACGCAATATCAATTCAGCGCGTTCAGCTCCTCTAAGCCCCAAGAGGTCGGCAATTCGTTCAGATGAATATCCAAGCGAACCAAATGTTCTGACCTTGGAGCTATAATCCTGTGTCAGCAATGTCAATTCGTTCTCCATCACGAATGAGTGTTATACAGTTGTTCGGGAACATCAGTCGGTATCGGCGGACAGATGCATCGACATATTTTGGATCAATCTCGGCAGCTCGGCAAATCCTATCGGTCTTCTCACACGCAATAAGAGTAGAACCACTGCCAGAGAAGAAGTCAATGACGATATTACGAGGTTGCGAAGAGTTCTGTATCGGATAGGCAATCAAAGGTATAGGCTTCATTGTCGGGTGGATACCATTTCGGGTGGGCTTATCAAAATGCCATACAGTTGATTGTCTACGATCGGAGTGCCATCTATGAGCAGCTCCAGGCACCCATCCATAGAGTATCGGTTCGTGCTGCCATTGGTAGTCTTGCCTTCCCATCGCAAATGTATTCTTGACCCACACGCAGCATTGAGCAAACTTAAAACCCGCCTCAATAAATGCACGGCGGAAGTTGGAGCCTTCCGTATCGGCATGAAATACGTAAATAGCAGCGCCATCGTGCATAACGGACTTGATGCTCTTGAATACTTGACGGAGAAACGACAAGAATTCGTCATTCGACATTGAGTCGTTCTCAATAGTCATCATCTCATCCGTCTCACCGACGTATGATACATTGTATGGCGGGTCGGTAACACAGAGGTCTGCCTTTTCTCCACGCATCAATGCATCGATAACCTTCTTGGACTGACAGTCTCCACATATTAGTCGATGGTCACCAAGTAACCATACATCTCCGGTCTTGGAGATCGTTTCATCCAAGACTGGTACATCTACATCTTCAATTTCATCGGCAGATGATGCAGACATGGCATTATAGTCAATATCTGCAGTAGGAGCAGAGACCTCGAATGCAATCGGATTGAATGGGAGACTAAATGTGTCGAGTGTACTTGAATCGATCTCAAATTTTTCGAATAGGAGTGTATTTTGGTTGATCGTTGCAAATGAGGAATTGAATGCTGCGATTTCTTCTACAGCCTCCTTCTTCGATGCAGCCGGTATCGGTTGGTAGGGAATAGGCGGAATATTCCACCCCCTTTGTCTCAGGCTCTTCAGCGCTTTCTTTCGTTGGTGGGCATCAATTATGTACAACTTGCCATCAGCGTCCTGCCATGCTGTGAAAGCATACTTGAATCCTCGCTCAATAATGAGCATCTGAAGGGCAGTTATTTTATCATTATCAGAAATCTTAAAGTCTTCCTGCAGCTCAATAAAATCTTCGAAATCTGCCGTAGGAAGTTTTCCGAGGTTAAATACTTGTATCTGTTTCATCTCCTAAAATCTTTTTGAATACATCCATTCTTCCTCGATGTTTCTCGAGTAGTTTTTCATTCTTCTCTTTATCTGAGGCTCTACGCGGGTCTTTTAGATATCCCATGTAGCGCTGTACGTTCTTATGACAGTTAGCATACTCACGCAAGAATGCCGCAGGATTACTCTCTCTTAATAGCTGGAGGTCTCTATGCTCTGCCCGATGTACAACGAGCGGGTGTTTACAAAGGAACTTTCCAGTCAGATTGTAGCTTTTGAGTTCTTCAAAAACTATATTCTGACGAATACGAGCTTCCGCCAATTCTTTTATATCGTCCTCGCTCGGAATCGGCGAGGAGTCTATCCTATGCGACAACTCTCGCATGAGACGGTATTCGTCGATGCGAGAGTTGTATAGAACCGTCGCAAGCTGAACATCCGGATCGCTCAGCTCACGCCAACGGATTAAGGGGTACTCGGTTTCCTTTTGGGTTTTACCGGTCGCTTTTTGCTTTTTTTTTCCTCATTCAAGTCATCTGACAGTCCGGAGACTTGCGACTCAAGGTCTTCGACGCGCGTCTGGATATCGTCAGTCTGATCTGCGATATCTTTTACTTGCTCTTTCAAGCCTTTATTTGCAGCATCTTTTCCTTCGGCATTGTCATCGTCAAGTTCAGTAGGACCATTTTTGCCTTCTTGAGATGGCAATGGGTCGAGGATTTCTTCTCGCTTACGTTCGATTTCCTCTCGCGTAATGATATCCAACAAGGCATGTAGGATGATCTCATGACGCGTTGAGGAAGGTCGGAGGCTGAGAGCCTCGGGATGATCCGGAGACACAGCGCGAAGAATCTCTTTGTCTGTGTCTGCGAAGCGTTCACGTAAGAGTGCTGTTACGTGAACGGCTTTGTCCTTGAAGTTATACATTATCCTGCCCCATTGCTTTCTCCGCCCGTGTACAACACAGGCTGGTAGATACTTTCGTTTTCGAAGGTAACCACGCAGCTGCGGCTGTCATGATTATTCCGGTTGTCAAACTCTTTCAAAACCATCGGCTTACACACGTCCCCAACCAAGTACGCCTTGCCCTCAGGTCCGCACTCCTCAAAAATCACGAGGAATTTTCCTCCAACGTGCTGCTCGATGAACCTCAGCGTGTCCTCGCGGAAACCTCCGAGCACAGCTACAATTGTATTTGTGCCGGAGACCGTGATGTCTCCTTTTGACCCCTTGCTGGTAAATTCAGGAATAGCATGACATTCTATGTTGGTAATCTTTGCTCCCTCCAGTAATGGGATTTTTTTGATAGCCCCGGGCTTGGATTCGTCTGCTGTAAATTTCTGTGCTCGGTCGACGTCAGAGGATCTAATAAGTCGTAATCGATAACCCAAGCTTTTCCCGGCTACCTCGATGTCCGGGACGTCTTTGATGTCGGCAATTGGTACAATTGCTGCGGTCGTCAGAGGGAGGGCACTCACCAGATTACCCAGAAATCCATGTGCCTGCAAGACTGCCCCCAACAAGAGTAAAGCGATAATGCCGAGCAGGGCAATCGCAAGTTTTTTGATTTTGTTCTTCTTCATATTGATTGAGAGTTTAAGACAGGGGGCAAGTGTACACCTGCGCCCCTGTCAAAGATTTATCGTCCGCCGGGAACGTTCGGCTGGAGTTTTTGATTGATCGTTCTCTTACCATCCTGGCAGCGCTCGAGCTCGACGAAGCCGTTCCCCTCGTCGTTGAGCGCAACCATGATGTAGTCCCCTTCCTTTTTCGGAGTGAAGGCGGCTGTAATACCGACAAACTTTCCGCTCTTGGCGATCGTTGTCGCATTCGCAGTGTGAGCGCCACATCGCAAGATGTAAGCAGTACCCTGCTTAGCATTCTCGATGTCGGTCAATGCAGTCGGAGCTGAGTTCTCGCCAACAAGGAAAATAAATCCTTTTGACGCATTCGCTGTTGTAGCAGCCGGCTCAAGCTTCACGCACGGCAAGTTCATGAAGATGCGCTGATGTGCGAATTCATTTGCTTTAAGCTCCTCATAGCTTGAGAATGGAAATCCAACGAAAGCCGCAGCTGCCCCTTCTTTCCAGACCGACCAAGCGATAACGGCTTCCATCTCATCTTTCATGCGAATAGAGAACATCTCGCCCGGAACGTTCTCGAGGAGCTGGATGTTGCCCGGCTCTTGAACAAACATCAGAGTTAAGTTCTCCATATTCGGAACCCACTCGATGGCAAGTGCTGTGTCCGGCACTGTATTCATCAAGCTGCTCACACCGGAAAAGTCCGAGTCCAAATGGTATTTCTGACGAATATTCGCAGCATACCAGGGCTTATGGCGTTCGTTCAGGTAGAGACGGTAGTTGGCAATGTTCTGGTCTACGTCGATGACGGACTGAACGTCTTTCGCAAACTCGATCACCGCATCGAGCATTGTGCTCTCGGTGTAACCGTCATAAGCAGGATGCTCAAGCGGACGAAGCTTGTTCTCATGCATGTAGCGGAGGAGCGAATAAACAACGCCTGTTCCTGCGTTGAGGTAGTGACCTGCAACGCCATCCTTTGGCTTGAGATAGATCCCCATGATATGGCGATGATTCTGTTCCGAAGCCATCTGCAACATCATGTTGACTATCATCCATTCGATCATGTTCCATTTGATCGGGTCGCTGCCGTTTGTATTGAGATATCCGATATACAGCCTTTCTATCTCCTTCATTTGGGGGAAATAGAGCTTAGTCATCGAATCATCCACATAGCCCATTTCGGGCTGAAGCTTAACGCCTCCTTTGAAGACGCGTCCGGGTTGCCAAGCTTGTGAAACCTGCTCGAAGAAGGCATTTGTCATAAGCTCTCGATCCTGCACGTTGGACCGAACAGGGAAGATGTTTGTCACAGCTAAACGCTGCAAGACATGCGCAATAAGAGCATCTTGCCGAATAACGACATATTGATCTCCAAGTCCTGCTTTCGACAAATCGGAAGTGTTCGTACTGAACTCTCCAGCGGCGAGTTTATTAGGATTCAGCATACCGTTTGCCTTCAAGAAGGCATAACGCTCTGCGACAGTCTTGCCGTATTCGCTTACAGCGCTACGAAACGCAGCACCATCGCGATCCTCATCGACTGCAGAGATAGCGGCATAACCGGGATTCTGTGCGATGCGATTCCACCTCTTATCCATCGCAAAAACAGGAGAAGCTATCCCGAACAAATATTTTTCGTTCGTCCCGGGACCGTGTACAGACAATGGCCGCGAAATAGTCTCTTCAGGTTTGTCGGGAGCCGCCGCCGCTGCCATCTTCGCAATTTGATTCTGCAACTCGGTGATCGTCGCAGTCTGAGAATCAAGCAAAGAGGTCATCTTCTTAACCTCTTCGACAAGACTCGCTTCAGGCGCTGGATCTGCATCATCAGCATTCTCCGCACTGGGCGTTGATGCGTTGATGATATCCAATGCTTGCTTTCGTTCTTCCTCGAGCCGGCTGGCTTTCTGTGCATCCTGCACAGCAGCAGACAGATCGATATTGTACTTACTCTTCAGCTCAGACTCGATACGAGTCCATTCCTCAGATGTAAGCGTCCCGGCTCTCGCCTTATCGACGAGACCGAGTGCGGTCAAGACCGCATTCATCATCTCTTTGAAATTCATATTCTATAGGTTGAGAAAATTGAGTGCTTGTGTTCTGGTCCTAACGGAATCGAGATAAGCCAATCCGGCTCGATGTGCATCGCGCAGACTCTGCTCGAGAGTCTGTATGCCATCTATGAGGCCAACTGTCAAGGCCTCTTCTGCTCTATAATCTTCACCACGCAGTACTGGGTGATCATCCGTCAGCTTTGAGAGAGCCGGACGTGCAGCGCGAACGGCATCGACGAATTGCTCTCGGATTGGATTGAGCTCTTTGCGAATAAACTCCTCAGGCTTATCATTATAAAAAGCATCCAGTATTTTTTTATTCTTAAGGTCGCTGCCATCAGCATATAATTGGATATCCTTTATACCAAGCTTATCCATCAAGCCCCGCATGTTCGTAAACTGACACATCACACCGATAGACCCCACTGTACAATTAGGAGTCTCAGCTGTAATTCTCTGCGCCGCACATCCTATGTAATACGCGGCGGAGGCACACAACTTCTCTATATGAGCATAGAGCGGTTTTTCGAGGGATGCGAGTACAGAGAAAAGACGGTCCAAATACCAAGCTTCCCCTCCACCTGAAGAAATATGCAAGAAGTGTCCGGCTATATTCGGGTTGCCTTCTGCTAAGATAAGCTGCCTCGCAAGCCTCTTAGACGAGAAATACCAATCCCATGGATAATCAGCACGGACTAAGCCACTTATATTATAATAAGCAAGGGAGCCTTCCGGAATATCTTGATTAGATAACTCTTCGCCGACGACAAGAGATACCCCTGATATTTCACGAGTTATCGCTGACGCTTTTTTTACAGTCTCTTTTGTATAAGAATACTCTGCGCTGCGGGGCAACAAGATACCTGCTGCAGCCTTCTGAAATTCACTCACATTGATGAGCCACCCGGATGCATTCAGCAAAATATCCAGTGACTCCACAGAAATACGACTAATATCTATATGCATACGCGCTTGTTATGCTGCGAATGTAGAGGCATAACAAGCGGTGCTAAAGGACTTTAATCAGCCGAATTGAGGTGTGATAGAGGCGTGCTTTAGATGCAAAACGGCCTTGTTAAGATGCGGAAGTATGCTTGCCACTGCCGGAAATTGCCTGCTTCCTATTATATATGTATCGCCATTGGTAGTCTTAAGACAGACGATACAGCGACGGCGGATTCTGAATTTAGCCAAGATCGCAGGGGCGGGGAGATCGATATTGATACGCTGATCTATCTCATAGCGAATCCCGTGCTCGCCTTTATTGACGCTGCTTTCGATGCTGAAATCATCAGCGTTAAAGACGAAAGGGAATAGCATCATTTGAGGAGAGACAGTCAGATTATCGAGCGCCTTCGTTGCCATTTCTCCCAGGATGGCAACGCCGATTTGGCTGCATAGTTCTTTGTGCATATATTCCGCGTTATTCTCTTTTATTCCATATCATTCTCCGGCAGGGGACAAATAGACACGCTTGGTCAGCGTCTTTTTCTGTAGCTTCTGGTTTCAGCGGTTGGTCGCAAGGATCGTTTCCAGCGATAGTAGTTCTTTCTCAGAGCTTCATCTGAGATGCTTTGAATATCGTATCGATTCATGAAGACCTCGATGGAAGCGATGTAATCAATATTGTAGCGATGCTTCTGCTCATCCAGATACTGATGCAGCTCAGCCCAAAACCTTACCTCTATAAGGCTTTCTATTTGAACGGTCGCCCTAACGCCAAGGTAGTTCCAGCAGGCGGGATTCTTTCCCTCGCGACGGTGGGGAATGGCAATAGGGAGATTGCCATCATCGATGCCGGCATTCGCAGGCCTCTTGCTTGTAAGATTGTATATGGTGATATACAGATCGTCCTTGTCAGGTAATCTCACAGCCTGAATCTCGGGATCCCAAAATTTTGCTCGCATATATTCTGCGAGATGGGGCTTAATGTTGATTTTCGTAACGACCATTTCGTAACTACCTGTATTACAATGATATGTTATTTTTTTTCGCAACCATGCCGAGTTTTTGTGTTTTTGCCTACTCCTACCTCATTTTTTTCGTCCAACAGTCCAACAGTCCAACAAACTTGCCTGTCGAAATTCGTAAACGACTGAAAATTAAATACTTACAAAATTCGGCCTGTAGGACGGTGCGGATACGGCTGTTGGTTCTGTTGGTCGGGCGTTGGAAAGCGCCTTTCCAACAAAAATAACCTGCGTCCAACAAAAACACCCACAAAACCAACGGCGACCAACAACGTCCAACAAATATACAAACAATATAACTATCTAACTACTAACTACTTACTACTTACTTACTATTGAACAAATAGGCAATTTTAGGCGAAGTTGGACGGTTGGACGATTTTTTTTGTGATTCTCCTTTTGTTCAAGGTGCGTTTAGGGCTATTTTCTCATTATAGGGGGTACGGGGGATTTCGACGTTTCGGGCGCACGAAGAAAAGAAATGTCCGCCTTCCGAACCTGCTTCGGAAAAGAAATGTCCAGCCGTCAACGAAAAAGCGCGCCTGTCAGGGGCGCGCTGTTCCGTTGACTAACGAATTCTGCTTGTGAGCTTACTTAGGCTTCAGACGGTCTATCATTTCTCTGTAGTTTCGCTCCTCCGCCGGTATATCACCTCTGAAGCGAATCGTCGCGATACGGGACCATTCTTCATAACATTCTTTGCAATACCATAAACGAAGGATGGCGATATAGTATCCCATGCCGGACTCTTGCCGACAATGATCGCAGATAGCAAAGCGATCGAGCCTCTTCGATACCTCCTCCATATTGGCTACAATCACGAGGAAGCCAGGCTTTGTTGTAGTAAAAGTCAATATCATAGGGCTTATCCAATCTCTTCGTGCGGATCCACGGAGTGATCCGACAATTCGAAGTCATAAGCAAATACATAAGGATTGCTCTCCCATGTGCCTTTTCCTGAAAGCGCGTCTATTAGACTGGCGTAAGCCTCTTTAGGGCTGCGACCGATTAGCTGTTTGGTTGAGCCTTTTTTGTCATAATAAGTTACGCTATACTCTGTATGAGTTGCTGAGTTTCCCCAGTTGTTGCTTGTCTCTACCTCTCGAACCCCTTCTAATAGCACCTCATCATCAGTGATCTCTTGAAGGCGCTGTAGCCGCACGCTCTTTATCTTTATATGATGCTGCATAAAATCAGGCTTCACAAACATTTTGTTGCCCCATCCTTTATGATCCCTATAGTTGTCCCATATGAGCTTTCGGACAAATCTTCTTATAATGCCAAGCTCGTTCAAGTGTTCCGTCATGTAATCATACGTATCCTTGTAAGATTGCGCTATCGCGACGAGCTCTCCGGTCTTATATCTGGAATTGACCCAGATAGGGTCGGCGGGAGAGTAGAACTTTAGACATTTTTCGAGACGGCGAGTTTGGGTCTTTCGCCCCTCCAAGACTGCTTTTGTAAAAAGAAAGCGGTCGTTAAACATTATTTTTCGCATATAATATCTTTTACTCGGGTGAAATAAATCCAACAGCTGTCACAGATGTAGAGATTGAAATCTTTTCCATCTATCCCTGTTGTTTGCATTCTTGCGTCTGGACGCTTGGCGCGACCTTTGTATTGCTCGATTCGCGAGGTCACTTCTTTCTGTATCTCCTGCATGGTATCCTCATCTGCCAAACACTCATGGTATCGCTCCGAGACAGCTTGAATACTTTTCTCGAGAATATTCTTTGGCTGTAATGTGTACACTCTAACGAAAAAAAATGCTCTGATAATCATTTCGTTTCTTTTTATTACTCATTTAACAAATAGCACCCAATGCGTATTGCTCCTTTTACCGCTTTTATGACCGAGGAGAGGCTTGGCGCTGGTCAATGCCAAAATTTCAGACAGCTTTATATCCGTCTCGTTCCACTTGAAAACGAGGAACCCTCCAGGCTTTAGCACCCGAAAGCATTCCGCAAAACCCCGAGACAAGGTTTCTTTCCAATCCGCGCCGAGAAATCCATATTTTGTCATCTGCCAACCCTTGGATTCTTTCTCGGAGCCGGAATACTTAAGGTGTGGCGGGTCAAACACAACAGCCGAAAACGAGGCGTCAGGGTATGGCATACTCGTGAAGTCGGCGATGACATCTGGTTTAACGACAAATTTTCGTCCATCGCAAAGAGTTGTCTGCACTTCCCTTATATCTTGAAAGAGTACTCGAGGGTCCTTCTTGTCGAAGTAAAACATCCTGCCTCCGCAGCAAGCGTCAAGAATATCCTTCATATCATTCTCTGAAATCTCTGATTTTTTTATGGTCTTTGGGGCAAATATCACCGATGTGCATTGCGCCATCGGTCAGTCCATAATCACAGCTGACAGGATCCCCATATCTGTCCGTGAAACAGTGCGGGCAGTTTAAACATTTTCTCTTCATCAGAACATCTCTTCTGGTTCTACCTCTTCGAACATATCCCGGGCGAGGTCTATTTCGATCGTCTCTCTCAGTTGCTCGTAGTCGAAGACAACACAAGAAGTGTTGTCGAACTTCGTCTTACGCACGCGGCGGGCAATGTTACCGCCAACCATCGGTGGCATCATGCCGCCATTGATGGGGTCTTCCTGTTGAGTGGCATACCCGGCGGCCTCCGAGCTGCTAACTTCGACAGTTTCCTCCCACGTAAATCGCGTCGACGCGGATCGACCGATGTAGTAAGGCGTACTCTCCAGATACTTTTGCAACGACCCGATCGGCAGATGCTCGCTACCAACCAGACGCGCATAATGGGGGAATATGCTTGCCACTTTGAGGTAGAGCAGGCGCGTGCCGTCAGGCACGGGCACCGACTCCGAGGTGCGGCCGCTCTTGACTATTGTAACCGCACCCGTCCGGGGATGGTCTATCTTGTAGTCGCGGCCGGCTACCACCTTGCCGTCGTTTAACAAGGTCGCCACCGCTTGGAAGAAGCGGTTTACTTTGTTGCTTTTCGCGTGCGACTCTACCTGCTTCACCACCTTCTCCACTGCCAGCGGGAAAAATTCATCGTAGCCGAATGGCAGCTTCAAGTCGGTATGCCGCTCCATCAGACGCAGCATGGCAAGGAAGAGGCTCACAGTATTTAGTACACGAGGAAGAGCCTCGCAGCTGGCCAGCTTACCTCGCACAGCATCGTGCAGCTCCTTGATGCAACCCTGCTGTATGGGACGGAAGTACTCCCTGACTTTCGGGCGAATAGCGAGCACTTGAAACAGTATATGGTGAAGCCCCTGTGCTTCGTAGGATTTCAGCCGTTCGAATATTTCTTTCTCTGATTCCGTCCACTCTCCCTTGAGGGGCACGTCGCAGATCACGCATCGATTACCCAACGCACCGTCGTTGGTATCCGGAGATTCTTGTCCGAGCAAGATAATCGGCGCATTGATCATCGCAGAGTCGATTTCCTTACTCGTTGCGCTCTTCCTCTTCTGTCTGCCCTCACCGTCGTACACAGCCGCCTTGAGTGTTTCTATTTTTTCGGGAGGCAAGTCATTCTTGAACTCATCCAACATCGCTGGGACATCCCGGAACCGTTTCAGGAGCTCGCTCAATGCAGGGATAGAGCCGAGGTTGAGATTGAAGTATGGTGCCTCCTCCGGCATGTACAGCGCGCGCGTGCTGTATGCGATCTTTGACTTTCCCGAGTTCGTCGGACCAACGAAGAAGATGGCCGTAAACAGCCTATCGAAATTGAATATTTCCGACCGGAAAGCACTCATGATGGCAAATATCGTTGCCCACTTTCCGTTATCATTTATTTTGTACACTTCGTTCATCAGCTCCGCCCATCCCGAGAAGGAGATCTTCGCCGTCTTGTCCGGATCGTACTTGAAGTACTTGCTCTGCCTGTCTCTGTCCGCGTTGCGCTCGACACGAATGCGGCTGAAGGTCGGGAGGAAGTAGCCTTCCCCTTCATGCTCCACCAGACCGATCTCATCAACAGGAGTGAACTGTCCTTCCCCATCGATCTCTCGGTAGAGCCCATTACTGAAGGCGAAGAAACCGTTGTCGTTCCATCCCAGCTCTTCCAGCTCCATGCATGGACGGAATTTGTCTGCCATCGAGTGCAGGATAGCCTTCAGGCGCTCCTGATTCCCGTTTGTGAAACACAGTCCACCACGCTCCCAGATACGCGCCTCGAACTGCGTAAGTCCGAGCATTTCCTTCGAAATGAAGTCCATGTAAAGATACCCGGCATGGTTGGACACACTCAGCTCGACGATGCGCTTGTTCTTATCACTCTCCTCGTGCATGATGTGAACGAGTGGTCGCATGTAGAAGTTGCCGACACGTATGTAACCCCGACCTTTATCATTGAACATATAGCCGATATCCCGAGTCCCTTGCTTGTTGCGCAAAGGGAAATAACCAAATCGCTGATACTGCTTGCGCAGATTCTCATCCTCCATAACGTATGAGGGAACTTCATCCATGTTGATGAGGACGGCGTTCCCCTCTTCGTCTTCGATCGCATTGCTCCGTTGGCGCGCTTCATTGCGCCGGAGCTTGATGAACGGATCCGCAATAGCCGTAAGGGCTTGCTTGGTCACATCCAACATCCGTGCATATCGTGTCATGTTTGCTGCTCGTGTAGTGTCGTCAGCATGACTGATCTCCTCCGCGCAGCGTTGGAGTACGATGTTCCGAACGTTTTCCGAAGCATCCTGGAATCCGGAGTACAGATTGATATAGAACTCCGTCCAGCCATACTCGCGAAGAGTAGAGACCATGTGCCGGTGCTGCTCCCCGTCTTCCTCCACGGTCTCGAATTTGTTCTCACGCTGCACGATTGTCAGGTCGAATCCTGATCGAACCATCTGACGCATCATATCCAGCTCTGTCGGCTCCTCGAGGTCTTCGCCGATAGCGATATCTACATGTGTGCGAATCCGCTCCGTAATCGCACGCAACTCTTGCAGCTGATAGATGGTGGGTGATCCGGATACGAGCAGAGCGGGCTCGCTATTCCATTTCTCACCGAACTCTTCGGGTGTCCATGTAAGTTCTACAGAGACCCGTTTTCCATCAGCCATCTCTCGTAATTCATCAAGGCCGACAAAGCCTGTTCCTGATGAGGACGGGATGCTCCGCTTCGGTCGATCTTGCCGAAAGCGACGCACCGCATCTGTCAGGTCGGAGGCGGAAGTCTTGCTCAGACGAGCGAGCGTCTTGGTGAGCTGACCTGCCGTGATGGAGTCGGATACCATGGCGATCAATCGGCACAGATCGCCGATGACGTCCGCTTTGGCCATTGCGTCCATATCGTCGGTCTCGCTCTTGTGGTAGAGGTAGGTGATCACATCCTTCGAGCTCTTGAGCGTCTTGGTGCGCTCTTTCTCCGATGCGGCGAGGAAATAGGTATCAGGATCATCCCCTTGCGGCAGGTCTATAACGCGCACGTTCAGACCCTCTTGCAGCAACACTTCTGCATTGCGCTTCGTCGCCTTGATGCCTGCTTCGTCTCCGTCGTAGACGAGCGTTACATTCTCGGTGAAGCGAAGAAGGAGCCTCGCCTGCTCGGGAGTCAAAGCTGTGCCGGATCCGCACACGGCATTGCGCACGCCTATGTCGGCCATGCGCATGACGTCTATCTGCCCCTCGACGAGGTAGACCAGCTGCTCCTGCACGATGTGCCGCTTGGCCTGCCACAGTCCGAATAGCACCCGCCCCTTCGAGAAGAGGGGAGTGTCGGGGCTGTTGAGGTACTTGGCTTCGCTCTTACCATCAATGCAGCGGCCGGTAAATCCCGTGATGCGCCCGCTGGGTGTGTGGAAGGGCCACACGATGCGGCCGCTGAAGCGGTCGTATAAGTGACCGCCATGCTCGCTACGGCCCAGGAGCCCGGCATCCAGCATCACCGCATCTGCATGCTGCGCGTTCCGCGCCTGTTGTAGCAGGTAGTCGCGACCACTCGGAGCATAGCCGGTCTCGTACAGTGCGAGCGTCTCGGCAGAGATTTTACGCGACGCGAGGAACTCCTCTGCGGACGGGTCCGTCACCAGGGAGCGATAAGCATCTCGAGCGAAAGACAGAGCAGCCTCGAGCGATTCGCGCTTGCGCTGCCGCTCCAGCTCTTCGTCCGATAGCTTCGTCTCCGGCATCTTGATTCCGGACCGAGTGGCGAGTATACGCACCGCCTCCGGGAAGGAGATGCCTTCATGCTCCTGCAGGAAGGTAAAGACGTTACCGCCTTTACCACACCCGAAGCACTTCCATATCTCCTTGCTGGGAGATACCATCAAGGAGGCATTGTTATCTGCATGGAAGGGGCAGGTGCATTTATAATTGGCTCCCGCTCTGCGCAAGGCCACATACTCTGCTATAACCGTCTCGATTGGCGACGCGGCGCGTACGCTGTCAATGACGTCTTGTGGTATCGTGCTCATAATTACCCGATTCTGGCGTGTTAGGTGTGCGGCAGCAGGAGCCGATCGATCCCGCTACCGGTATGTATTTTCCGTCATTCATAATGTGTTGTGTGATGAATACGATGCTTGGCTCTGGCGCGGGTGACCGCAGCGGAGAAAGCTGTTAGCGAATAGGTGGAGAAGCTTAGGTAAACACCGTGACTCCGCACAGATGCGCAATAACGCACGCGTCCGTGTGGCAGTTTCCGGAGGCGGCTCCGGGTCTTTGTTGCTTCAGGGAATTCTGAACGGATGGTGGCCTCCATCCAGTTCTTAATCGATTGCCTCAGAAACGCGAGGCGAAGGCGAGCGTTTTCGTGGCTCGGGCACGTGTGCAAAGAGGTACTCTGCTTCTCCCTCTGCGCAGGATTCAATGAGTTTGCCATGATTGAATCTGTTATGTGTGGGCAAAAAAGAGGCTGCCCAGTCCTCGAGTCGGCAAACTCAAATCATCACAACGCGTGCGATAATTCATTGAGGACGGGCAGCCAATGAGGCTACGCCAAAAGGTAGGGATACAAAAAATATCGCTACGTGTTATGCTTATTGAGTTTGCCGAACTCACTGCAAACATAGAAATATTTTTCGGATTAGCGCAATACTGTATCACTTTCTTGATGTCACGAAAAAGGTCATTTTCCTGGGCTGCTGAAGTGGATCAATAGCGAATAGCGCATTGAATATCAATGCGACCTCGAGACGTCAGAACATCTCAGAGTCCACCCTCCGGATTCGTACGGTCGGGAGCAACGCCCACGAGGGGAACCGCTCACGCCTGGTCGTTACCATCTTCCTCGACAAGCTCCCTAAACAAAAATTCCAAGGCTGCACTCCAGCCTGCTCGATAATCTGTTTGCGCTGCATCGACGAAGTGCGTCGGTATCTGCTTCTTTTTGCGATAGGCTTCGAAGGCTTTATCCCTCGCGGCACTAATTTGTTCTGCTGTTATCATCTGTTATTGTTCGTTTGTGGATTCTCCTTAGAGATGAAATCCGGATTATCGAAAAGGGACTGCTGCAGAGCACCGATAAGCTCGACCCCTGTCAGACCTAACTCTTCCGCCACTTTTTTACAGACATCCACCGATGCCCTGACTTCCCCGCGGTACATCTTCCAAAAAAGGTTGCGGGATATACCCGTCCTCACATAGAAATCCTCCGACGGAGTGAAGTACTCCGGGTGGCCGTTGAATTTTCCTCTAACGATCGAGAGTAGAGGGTTCTCCCGATCCGGCACCACTGCCCGTATGGTTATTCGCATACGGTGTATTTTCAGTCTTATGGCGGTCTCGCTGCGCTTCAGCCTGCGCACGAGCTCGCTCATCGGCATTGATCCGAGATTTTCTTTCAAGAAGTCTTCTTCTGACTTCAGCCACGGGAGCGTCATCATATCGGGTGAAATGTTTTATCTCGTTATCGAAATATCCGCCATGGCCCTCTGCGAGGAACATCCAGAGAACGGATATAAATCTTTTTCGCGTTTGTGGTGTGCACCTGCTATCGATGTCGAGAGGCACGTAGGGAGGATGGCGAAGGACGGCGGCGTACACCCGATCTACATAAGCGCGAAACTCCTCCTTGCCCATTTCGGCTGCGAGTTCGTCGATGTCCGCGAAGCTCGTCGGGAGTAGCCGCCGGTTTCCTTCTGTCCCTACCACAGGATATTGCTATGACACATGTGTGTCAATTAGTGTTTGTATTCGATTGCGATACTCTTCGAAGCGCTCGAAAGGGAGCCATACGACAATAGAGTATTCCGAGAAAGCTTCTATTTCGATCCGCTGGTCGATACTCAAGATCGCCGGCTCAAGTATTCTAATTTGCCGGATGACAGAAGCAGCACCCGGACGGCGAATGATCGCTACTTTTTTCATTCCTCTCAT